CTTAAAACTGTCTTTCTTGATTGAACGTTTAATAATACTTCACCCGTTAAGACTGAAACTGCTCTAATAGACACAGTTACAACATCTTTTCGGTATTGTTTAGCGAAACCAATTCCTAATGTCCGTGCGCCTCGTCCACCAGTTAATATATTGGTATCATATCCTATAATTCCACCCTCAATAATCATACCGGCGAATAAGAGTGGATTCAATTGTTGCGCACCTTTCGGTCCTGCAAACTCATTTCTAGCACTTCTAATAATTTGTCTTTCTCTTACTAGATTATCAATGCCTTGTCTTTCTACTACTCTGAACCAGGTTCCACCACCTGCAGTTTTCAGAGCATCAATGATCATTTCTGTTCCCCCTTGGGTAACAGCTGTTGAGAAGTCTGCTATACCTTCTCTTGATTTTCTTTGGCCTGTTTTATCAGCAAAGCCATATACAGCAACAATTGGCTTTTCTTTAGCTGCTGGCAGATTTAATAGGTCTATAAAAGAAGGTAACCTTACTGCCTCTGCCACATCAACACATATGTATTTCCTGGCCATAGTTTTTTGAAGGCCCATTTGTAAATGTCTTTGATATCCTTCACTATACTTTCCTGCCTTATCGTTGCAGTCTTGTGGATTATTACTCCATTGTGGAACAGAAGCACAACCACTTATTAATAATGTTAATATACTAGCCGTCAATATCTTGTGCATAATTACCTGTTCCTACTGGAATCTCTATAACAGTTTCAGTCCCATCTGAATCCACTATTGTCATTTTAATCCACTCACTGCCATCCTCTGCTGTGATTACTTCCCATGTGACTATATTACCCTCTAAGGTAAATGAGCCGAATGAAGAAGCTGAGTCATTCGAAAACATGGACTCCACTAGTTGTTTAGACATTTGAGCATATATTCTGCTTTCTAAATTTCTAATGAATTTGGCCATTGTTGTATTCTCAGCCTCTCTTTCTGCTGCCTTTCGTGCTGCATCTAAAGCATCTTTAATAGCTTTCTTTCTGCTAGATTCCTGATTTTCAATTGTTAAATAATGTGCACCAGTACCTATTCCGCTAAATGACGGATTTTTAAATGTATGTACTATGTCTGCTGATAATGCACTATTAAAAGCAAATACAAATAATATAAATCCACTTATTCTTATTTTATTTTTCATTCATTTTTCCTCTTTTTGCTTCTGCCTTTCTCTATACTCTAATACAACATTAACTTTTTGTTGCAACCTAATCATATCTTGATCCAACATCCTAGTTTGATCTATTACTCTAATTAAGGCCAGATGCATAGTTTCAAGCTGTGGTTCAATATGTTCTCCTATAAACCACCAAACATAATATATAAAGTATCCTAAACCGACTGCCATTACAATAGGAAATCCATATTGTGAAATCATGTCGGATATTCCTAATTCTGACATTAGTCTCTCCTCACATCAAGTTTGCCGTCTTCAACAAAGTTTTCGGCTCTAGCTATTCTATCAATATCTGGCTTTAAATCTAATGCACTTGATACTAATAAATCTATTTTTATAATCTCATTACTCATTGTTCTTGCTCTATTTTCAAGAGATTTACAAAAGAGAGTAAGAGTTTTAATTTGATCTACGATGCCCTCTAGTATTTGTTTTATTACTAGAAATATAAAAAACCCCATAACAAGACTTCCTGCTATAGGGGCTCCGACTTCGCCTATTAATTTAAATATCTCACCCATACTTATATTTATAAGGTAAGGGTCTTCAGTTTAAACTGAGCTAGTTAAATTGAGTTCTTCTAAACTTTTATGCCAGTCTGAATATCGGAAAAGTCCTTGCTTTTCGTGACACCAATACCAACCTTTGCTTTCTTGTTCTTCTTGTGGAATACTAGATTCGACCTTTAAAGGTCCTCTAGTCTTACCATAAGTCTTTCTGCTCTGTTCGTTACTTGCTTGTACCATCTTGAATCTCTACCCTCTACAGCCGCCTCGGGCCAATCACCACATTGCAGCGCTGCGTTGTGTTTTCTAAATTTACTTAAGCGCGTAAGTCCCATATTGAACATCATGTTCGCAATAACTTGTTTTACTTCTTGGGGATAACCATCCCATCCATCGTGTAATTTTTTACAGTCAGAGAGGACAGATTGTACGTCCTGCTCAAAGCATTCGATTGTTCGTTCTTCTGATATTGGTGTTCCCACATCTTGTCCATACTCTGGATCTGATTCGAGGACCAAATGACCAATTCCGAAAGTTGGGTAGCCCAAATGGTCTTTATAAATTTCATTTACTTGACCCTCATCAATAATTAGTTGTTCTCTTAATTGATCTACATCAATATCTGTATCTTTGTTCCAAAACATTATTTTCTCCTATATTTAACTTAGTGTTATAGTAAAATCCTGATTAGGGTAACTGCCGGAGGCAATATTGCTGTTATCATATACCCAGTTATATAAGTAATTATTAGTTGTTGAAGGCGAGTTGGATGTAAAAGTAAGCTTAATTTGTGGAAGAATCTGATTGGATCCAGTATTAGATGAATATTCATTTATCATTCCATATGAGTAACCTGAGCTAGACGAAGTTAATGTAAGATATTTCGAATGACTTGTATTGTTACTTTTATAAAGTTCAATAGAAGACCAATCACTGGTGCCCAACATATCAGCCGTTGCCCGAGAAGTAGGTGATACTATCACCGATATTACCATACCCGCGGGTTGGATCTGATACCATGCACCAACTATTTGTTGAGTTTTTCCAGCAATTGAAACAGTTGCAGGATTAGGACTATGACTTCCCCATGTAGGTTGATATGTAAAGCCAACTCCATATTGATAGTAATAATCTACAAGGGCTAACTGAAAGCCACGTCTTTTATAATAACCATTTACTTCCCCTGCAGTGGTTACTGCAACACCACCAGAACCAGTTGCCCCACCTGAGCTATCCTCAGCACTGTCTTGATAGTCTGAGAATTTAACATCCAGTTCGCTGGATTTAATTGTACTTGAATTATTACTTGCACCTACAAATTCCGCACCTTTAACATAATCACTTAGTGCTACATTTAAACTATCGTTGCCGCCATGTTCTTCAGCAATTCCATTGTTTAAAACTGCCGAATCATTAGGCCCGAATATTTTAACAGCTATTGTACTATTGCCAGAATAATTTGCATAAGTTTGTACTTGAGAATCAGAAAGATTAGGCCAAAGTATACCTATTGCCTGGTTTATACCAGTAGTATAAGCTCCCCATACTCTATTTGAAGAAGTAGCTGATATAGCTGTAAATGGTGATTGAACAGCTGATAACGACAAGCCACTAGATAAAGCAACTGTTGAGCCATTAAGCGTTATATGAGAAAACAAGTCTGTTGCATCTATAGTGGCCGTTGCTGCATCGCTTAAATAGCCGGTGTCTCTATAGAAAGCCATATATACAAAATTACCTACATTATCTGCTGTTTGATTACTGCCAGAGTAGGGGCCGTTAGCATTAGGAAAGTTGCCAGTTGTGTATACATTTTGTCCAATTATAATTTGCATAACTTTCCATTGACTATTACCATCAGGTGATGTAAATGTAAGATGATTTACATCACTTACTGATCCTAGAGAGCCACTGGTATTGCAAGTAAAATCTTGGCCGTACTTTACCCTACCTTGAAGTGTATATGTCTGAAGCAAGCTTTCAGCAAATTGGCCGTTGATACCAGATGTGCCATCATTAGGCATTGAGCCATAAGTAGATGATGAGTATGAATCAAAAATTTTTGATCTGTTAGATGAAAAGGGAGTACCAAGATTACTAGTACTTGGCCCGTGCTCTGCGTTGGCAGCAGATCCTGGAGAGCCTGAATCTAATAATGCTGCTCTAGCCGTAGGGCCATATGAGCCGCCAGCTGTATTAGTTTGCGAGTTCATGCCACTATAAGACATTGACTGAGAATATCCGATGAGCCAACCACCTGTTAAATTTTTAATATATCTAGTATAGGTTGTTGAGGACCCAAATATTCCGTAAGATATATCAGTCCAGGCCTGCAAAGTATTAAAGGAAGTACTTCCCTTAGTCATAGTAATTTCTGTAAGAGTTGGTGCTCCAGTAACAGTAGGGTTAGTACCGCCGTCTTGAAGGCCGATCTGGTATCCAGTTGGTACAATAGGCATTACTTTATTATCTCCGTAATTAAATCCTCGAATTGTTCTATCTTTTCAACCCTATTAGGCCAAAGTATATATTCTTTTTCTGGATTTTTCTTTAAATTGCTAAGAAGAGGTAATATAGAATTATATAACTTATTGAGCTTATTTTCGAGCTCTTGTGCAGTTTCCGATGCACTTGATGCTTGTGATTTAACTGACTGGACTGCTTCCAATTCATTTTCATCTACTGCAGTGAAACCAAAATCAAAGTCTAAAAGATTATCTGCCATAAAACTATTCCTCTTGTATAGTCTTATTTATAATATTTTTAGCCTCTTTCCTATCATTTTTCTTTTTTTTATCTTCTACGACATGGTGTCGCTTAAATGGGCTGTCTTGATCAAATAAAATTTTATGGAATCTTGTTTTCGGCACTTTCGTCTTCGCCATATCTACCTCTATCACGATTACCATCGCCGTTTAATTCGGTCATATCTTGCTGCTTATGCTTTTGATTTTTACTATTAAAGATTGCATCCCAATTATCTTCAAACTTTTTCTGGTTTGCATTCTTTCTGGGTTTACTACCTTTACCACCATGCCATTGGCTCATAGTTCTTTATCTACCCAATCAATTGAAATGTTTCTACGTACTAATTCATTAATACATTTTTGTTTTAATTTAGCAGTAGTATTACTTTTGTTAATTGTTTCAAAAAGTTCTTCTTTAGATGTATTTCTAATATAGAACCTTTGAATAGATTTTCTACCTGTACCTCTTTCTACGGTTACATGGTCTGGTTTAAATTTTACTGGCATAATTACTCCTCTCCAATAATATGTTTATATATTTGTTTCCACTTCCAAAACCTTGGAATTGGGCCATTAACTTCGTCTGCATTGTGATCATGAGCTACTAGGATTGAATTTAATCCTAATGCTGCACCAACCTTAGCGTTTTCTGGTTTATCTTCAACCCAGAAGCATCCAGTGTCTTTATATTCTGCAAGAGCTTCATCTTTATCAGCACCACATGGTAAATAAACATATTCATCAAAGATTTCTTTACCAAACAATAACTCTAAGTTTTGTGTTCTCAGCCTTTGTGCATATTTATTAGTAGAAAGTGAAGTAATGCAATGGAACCTAAATCCATGCAACATGTTTAATCTTTTCATATAATAAACTGCATCCCTTAAAGGAGGCAAGAAAGCAATTGCTGCAGAGTCATTAAACTCTTTTACATAGTTATGGTCTCTATTAAGTCCGAATCTCTTTGCCACATTATATTGTGATTCATCAACCGTAGGTATGCCCTTGTGATGCATCCATTGTGTAAATGAATATTCCCAATCACATAATACACCATCACAGTCTACTAAAATTATATTGTCTTTCATCAATGGAACACTCTTTCCTTACCATCTACTAATAAATGGCTAATTGATACCTTTCCGATTGGATTCATAAATCCAAAATCTGGTAACTGTTTACACATGGAATCCCAATCATCTGTATCATGTGACAATGCAAGTTCTGTTAAACTTGATGGCACAGGTATAGTTAAAATGGCTGAATCACTGACTTTACCATTAACAATTGGTCTTCCGACTATTTTTACTTTTACTTTATTCATAATTTCCCTTATTTATGTGTATATTATAACACTTAATACAAGGGCTGTCAACACGTTTCTGTAAATTAATTTTTAAAATGTCTTTTAATTGTTTCTAGCTTATCTTCTGCTTCAGCAATTTTACTAATCTGTGTTTCAATTGCTTCAACAATATCCGGGTGTTCACCTATACCAACTGAACTTCTTTGATATACCATGACATTAGCTTTGGCTACTTCAATTTCACCTTCAAGTTTCAAGCAGAGTGCCCTTAATAGATAGTTCATGCTACAAAATCCTCTCCTGGATTCCACTCACA